CAATGGATGATTCGACAATGTGTTCGAAAAGGACTCATTCCAGATCAATATGCTGAGCTTATCGCGTTACCGCGTGTTGAAGCCAACATAATTCCGGAACCTCTCAAGACTAGGGTGATTACAAAGGGTGAATTCGGTGCATACAGTTTAGTGCAACCTTTTCAGAAGTACTTACATAGGACGCTTTCTAAGCATCCAGTGTTTTGTTTAACATCTGAAGAGATTACTGAACAGCACGGGGCCGCAATTCTTAGTGGTTACAAGCCTGGAGACGTATTCGTCTCTGGTGACTATGAAGCTGCTACGGACAATTTAGATGTCCGCGCTACCCATCGGGCCTTCAGGTCTTTCTTTAGAAAGGACCTGCCCTACAAAGTCGAGGAATACCTACTACGCACATTAGACGTATGTACGGTTGAGTACTCCAATAAGGCTCGTAAGATAAATAGTAATCTACCCCACAGCATTCTGCAGAAAAATGGACAACTCATGGGTTCCCCCTTGAGCTTTCCACTGCTATGCATCATCAACGCTGCGTGTTACCTCGCTGCTGTTCGTCAGCACACGGGCAACAAGAATCTTGCTCTGTTTGACCTACCCGTACTTATTAACGGGGATGACATCTGTTTCCGCTGCGAACCTGAAATGGTTCCTATTTGGGAAAGCAAGATATCGTCGGTGAACTTGAAGAAGTCGATTGGAAAGAACTACGTTTCAGATAGTTTCTTCCAGATCAACAGTGCTCAGTTCACTTGTCAGACAGCCTGTGTCGCTCTCGGAGAGCTTGATGTCGCGTCGGGTACACACCTAAAGTTTACCAAAGGGATAAACTTTTCTGTCTTCTTTAATGAGAAGAAGGGTGTGAACGAGCGCGATGTCGGTTCGACTGCAGAACTCCGTGACATCTCGAATTTGTCACGTGAGGCTTACAAAGAGTATTGCAAAATGCCATGTCTCAACTGGAATGTGATGACGGATACGATCCGACACCATTACCATTGGGATCTACAACATCGTGGGCTCTTTGGAAGTCTCGGCTTCTCGCCTTTCGTCTTCACTGATGATGATAAGTCATCAGAGAAGGCGTATGACGCTCTGTATAGCCAGTCCCTGTCCTGGTGGTTGTCAAAACAGCTACCTAAATATGACACGACTGCGCCAATCCTGATCGCAGAGGAATTACCTCTGGAGATCGTGGAAAGCCGCTCTATTCGTATCGAACTTAGTCAGTTAAAGGAGAAGTTGATTAAGGAGTTCCAAACTCAAGAGTGGCCACAGATTGTGTCCAGCGTCAAGCCTGATACCCTGCGTAGACTCGCTTCATCCTCCCCATGCGTTCCGGTAGCTCTACCATTGGTTTACAAGAAACCAAAAATTGAGATTACCAAAATCGACGAAGATTTTGAAGACGCACGCACTGTCCTCCTCCAATACCTGGAGCTCAGTGTCGACAACACCGGTGTTGACGGAATAACTTTAGCGTGAGCGTACTCCCATATTGGAATAAGGGATACGGTTTTCTCACATGCTTACACTTCGAGTAGTTAACTCTTTTAACGAAGTCGTTCCGTGGTTCCTTT